CCTTGATTAGATTTAGTATGGAAATGACCAGACATAACTAATTCAAATCTGTCGAATAGTTCAGTACCCATACCATGAGTGTTCGGCATGCCTTTCATCATATCAAAGCCAACTAATTCTAAGTGTGCACCAAGTATAGATGCTTTACAGTTTCTAATGAAGTCTGTATACTCAGCGTAGTTTTCATTATTGATCCATGGAACTACAGCAATAGAACAACCATCATAGTCAAGAACTTTAGGCTTCATAATAATGTTTACATTGGACGTATAATGTCCTAGCAACTCTTTTAATGAGCACAAATCGTTTGTATTCTTATAGAACACATCGTGATTACCTGGGATTATATCCATATGGATACCAAGTTCACGTATACGGTCTAAGAACACTTTACGATTAGAGTTTAGAGCTTTGAAGTTTACATACTTACGATGATCATAGTAATCACCTAGATGCAAGATTTGCTTAATATCATTCTTTTCCATGTACGGAAAGAACACTTCATTATAGAAGCGTTCCTGGTACTTAATAAAGATATCCGATGAGTTTCGACAGCCAGCATGCGTATCGTTAAGAATTGCTACTTTCATATATTAACCTTCGTTCATAATGTTATGTTTAGGAGTCCAACCTAAATCTAGTAGGTATTGTATATCAGCGCGTGTTGCCATACGTTCACCTGGTGCTTCACCTTTACGAAACTCACCTGTAAAGTTAAACTTCTTAGCAAGTTCAGATACTGGAGTTACATGACCGGTACCGATATCAACTACCTTCTTGTCCATTATATAACATTTTTGCATGATTGTACATATGCCATTTGTTAAATCATCGATATGAATCCAATCTCTAAAATGATCAGCATTAATATAATCAACTTCGTTACGGCGCAATCGCTCGTATAGCATATCAGTACGTCCTGGCCATACAGTATGAAAACGCATTCCGATATGGCGAACAGTAAGCATTGATGCCATTTCTTCAATCATTTGTTTAGTGGTTGCATATGGATTTAACCACCATTCATGTGCATTAGATGAAGATGCATACATTACTTCAGTTCGTGTTCGTTCACAGTATTTAAAAATCCTTCGTGATAACTCAACGTTATTCTTATAATACTCTTTAGGTTCTCTAAATGATCGACGAACACCTGCAAGGCCAGCAAGATGTACTACCATATCAAACTGTTTTGGTTTATTCTCCCAATCTATATCTAGCAGATCTCCTTTAAAAGTACCTACAATAACATCTCTTTTGAGAAGTTCATCTTGTAGTTTGTTTCCAACGTAACCCTCATGGCCTGTAAGTAATACATGATAAGTCATTTTATCTCCACTTTCTGTTTGCTAAACTTGCTTTATGTAGGACACTCATACCCTGTAGGTACTCATCCGATGTGAATTCTAAGAATGCCTGCACATCCTTTGGGAAACAGGCTCCACCAAACCCTCGTTCTCCATCAGGACCAGGAACATCAAAGTGAGAAGTACCTAGTCTTCGATCTAATTTAAGTAATGATTTTAGTTCATTCCAATCGCCATCATATTGATCTAACAGCTGATTCATAAATACAACCTTAGTGGCAAGGAATGTGTTAACAGCATATTTCATAAACGATGCTGTTTTTGCATCAGTTGTATGTACTGTCTTATTTAAAGATTTGAATACTGTTGACCAAAATAGTGTATCCTCTCCTCCTATAACAACATCCTTATTATTTCTAATATCTTCTGCTGCATTTGAAGCGGTTAAAAACTCTGGAGAATATACTACATTAGCATCTAAGCACTCAGCATAGTCAGGAAGTACAGTACTCTTTACCATGACTGGCATTTCTATCTTTTGAATGATATCGTTTATGATACTATAATCTACAGATCCGTCTTTAAGTGTAGGTGCTGGTACACATACTATAGAAGCTTGTTTATAGCATTCTTCTGTAGCATATAATCCCTGTAAGGGATCAACTCGTGTTACAGTATATCCATTTTCTTCGAAATAATCAGCATAAGCAGAACCTACAAATCCGTTTCCAAATACAGTAATACGCGGCATACTAACCTCCCATAAATAATTCGAGGCCCTTTGCCTTACGTTCTTTCTCTTCAGCTTTTTCAGCCTTACCGAAAGCTTTGATTGAATTATCTACTTCACGAATCTTATCAATTCTTCCACGCAGCTCTTCAACAAATGCACGTTCAGTTCCACCAGGAGCACCACCAGTATTAGCTTCACCATATGATAAGAAGTCTTCGACACCAGCTTTTTCAATCCATTTGAATTTGATATCTTGCTGCTTCTTCTCTTTGGCAATACGTCTTAGGAATGCATAGTAGCAGATTTGAGTGAAGTATGCAAACGCATTAGGATTACCTGTACGAGTGGCAGCTTCAATATTATAATTTGTTATTGCTTTTAGACAATTCTCAACTGCATCCATTACCATTTCTTCACGATAGGTATAACGAATAAAGTTAGATTTGTGTGAAAGACCTTCTGAGATCTTAAGAAAACATTCTGCAATATAGTCAGGAACAATAGGGAGAGGCTCGCCTGAGTCCTGTGCAGCATTAACTTTCTTTACATAGTCAACCACTGAATAGGAGAATTCCCTATTGTTGACATAATGAGGTTTGTTCTTTGGTTTAATTTTTGTCATTATATACTCCTAGTGTATATTATTAAGCTTATTATAGCATAATTCTAAGGAAATGTACACAGTTATTTTATTAAATTATTTTTAGTTTTTTGCAAATTAACTGTGTACAAAAGTTGCAAACTGTGGTATAATTAAAGAGTGCTGTTGAGGGGGAGGAGTATACCCTAATGGATAGTCTTTCTTCCTGCATTCATAATACTGTCAAACACTTCATCTTCAAAGTCTTCATCCATTTCACTAGAATCAAATACTTGGGTCGGTGATTCTTTAAGACGTAACGCGGTGCGAATATATTGTTCTTTGAATGAATCAACACATTTTGACTGAGCAACAATAGATCCAAAATGTACTTTAATCAGCTGATCACCTGCCATTGGCATCCACTCTGTATAGTAGTACTGCTCTTTGTCAGGAGATAGTGACATAATATTTAGTAACAAGGGAAACTCAATAAAGACTTGTATCTCGTCATGACCTCTTACTAATCCAACAATCTCATCGCCATTCATCAGCTTGAAATGTCGAATGTCAATATCTTTTAATGTTAATTCTTCTTCCTGCATTATATATCTACCTCATATATCTTGTATTTAAATTTTTCTTTGCCGTAGATCTTCATGCGTTCTGCCGCATGAAGAAGGGTATAGTTCTTACGAGATTTCCAATGTAGATCATCTGCAAGATCGTATAGTTTAGTCGCTTG